AACGCACCTGAGCATGAAGCCTTGAGAGATTCTTTCATTGATCTTGCAAACTACGCAATTATCGGTTTGCTGGTCCTAGACGGAGAGTGGCCTACGAAATGATTGGATGGCGACCTAACCGAGAAGAACGGCGAGAACGGAAACTGACTGAGGCTTTTGGTAGAGGTTTTGCTAAGGGTTATGTGCAAGGCACAAAAGAAATGAATGAGTATCTAACTGAGCAGATTATCTACTCAATCAATCAAGATGCAGTCCTAAGAACCACAGTAGATGTTGACACTCTTGAAAGAGTCGTTGAAGTAATAAAGGCGGTGAGGGACATTGGCAAAGCACAGAGCTGAGAGGCAACCTATAAACTGGCGCATCAAGCGAGTCCATTGGGCATACCAAATGCTAAAACTCAAAAGCCTACTGAAATCGTTCGTGACTAGGGGTACAAGATGACACACTTCACAAATGCTGATGAGAGAGAAATCTTTGACGCTATCCTGCTACTAAAGGATGACGAGCGTGAATGGTCAAGCGACCTAGAAGCAATACGCCGCAACCTGGCAAGACTGATGGAAAGAATAATGCAAGTGGAATGGCACTACCTTGAGCCGGAAATCGGTGACTTGGCTCTAAACTTGATAAGAGAAACAGAAAGGGAAAGCAATGCTAGAAGGACTAACACCACAGGTGAGGAAATCATCCTGCAAAGTAAGAACAATCTTGGAATCTCTGGACACGAAGGATCAAGCCATACTTGTAGCTGCCATAGCTAACGAGCAATTCACTTCAACAGCACTAGCCAGGCAACTAACGGCTAGGGGCATAACCATTAGCGAGAAGCCCATTGTGGCTCATCGCAGGAAAGCGTGTAGCTGTGCTAGATAACTTGGAACCAGCACCAAGAGTAGAAACGCCTAAAGAGTACCGACCTGCTTTCGAGTTTGATGGCAACGAGGGTTGGGCGCAACTACCAGCAACATCGGGTGTACCTAGCTTTGATGACTTCCTAACCCAGCAGGGCTTTGACCCTGATGAGTTTGAGGTCACCGGAACTCCACGCACATCGCGCTGGCAACGCTATGACGGCGAATGGCTATCGAGCTACCGCTTCACCTTTAGGCGCAGGGTAGCAAACCTTGATTTGCCATTGCTTTACTCACAAGCCAAGAAAGCCTACAAGCCTAAGAAAGACTTCAGAACGACTTCTGAAAAGGCTTTGGTCATTCTTTGGTCTGACTTACAGGTTGGTAAAGTTGACCACCGAGGCGGCATCGAAGCCATGATTGCCAGAGTAGAAGAAACAAAAGAAAAGCTTGTTGCGCTGCTAAAGAAAGAAAAGCCAGCCAAGGTTATCTTTGTTGACTTAGGTGACACAGTAGAAGGCTTTGACAACACAGGCGGCAACCAACTCCAGAGCAACGACCTCAGCCCGATGCAACAGGTTGACATCGCAACCACCTTGGCTTGGGATCACTTGAAGCTACTGGCTCAATACAGCGATGACATTACCTACGCTTCGGTTGGCTCGAACCACTGCCAGTGGCGTGTCAGGGGTAAGCAGCAAGGCACACCAACCGATGACTGGGGTATCCACATCGGGCGCACACTTGCAAGGCTGGCAAAAGAAACAGAGATGCCCATCAAATTCTATGAACCTCAAAAGCATGACGAGTCATTAGCCATAGACATCTTTGACGACCAGTTCCACATACTCGGTATCTGGCATGGACACCAAAGCCCTAGACCTGACCAAGTGCCTACATGGTGGCGACAGCAAGCTTTCGGCAAGCAGCCTGTTGGTGACGCAACAATAGGGGTGTCGGGTCATTTTCACCATCTTCGCGTTCTCGAACTCGGTTCTACTTCAAGAGGATCATCGCGCTTCTGGATTCAGGCAAGCACTATGGACAACGGCTCAGGCTGGTGGCGACTACGCTCAGGCGAGGACTCAGTGCCAGGGTTAGTGACCTTTGTGCTTGACAAGGGCGTTGACTTCACCGGAACTGTTTACAAGTTGTGACCTTAGACCTACACACTCAAGGTTTCTTAGATGCCTTGGGTCGCATAGATGCAAGAAAAAAGAAAGGGAAAATGAAAATAGGAAGCTTGTTTAGCGGTTACGGCGGTCTTGACTTAGCTGTATCAAAGCTGACAGGTGCTGAGGTTGCTTGGCATTGTGAGTGGGAAGCTGCACCAAGCCAAATACTTGAGGCACACTTTCCAGGCGTTCCGAACTACCGAGATGTTAGCAAGGTTGACTTTACACAAGTAGAACCTGTTGACATTCTTACAGGCGGCTTTCCTTGTCAAGATTTATCTTTGGCAGGTAAGCGAGCGGGACTTGAAGAAGGAACTCGGTCAGGTCTGTGGTCAGAGTTTTACAGAGCAATACAAGAAATAAAACCAAAGTTAGTCATCATCGAAAATGTTAGGGGTTTACTAAGTGCAAAAGCCAACAATGGTATGGAATACACAGATGAAGTATTGGGAACTTTCAACGGAAAGCCAGCTATTCGCGCACTCGGAGCCGTTCTTGGCGACTTGGCCGACATCGGGTACGATGCAAAATGGGCAGGTGTTCGAGCTAGTGATGCCGGAGCGCCACACCAACGATTCCGAGTCTTCATCACAGCCTACCCAAGCGGGGGGGGGCAGAGCCTTCCAACGCCAACAGTCAGTGATCAATACACAAGCAATTTATCCAGCACCCAGCAAAAGCCAGGCTCCATGCACTCAGTAACTTTGGCTCAAGTTTTTCACAAGACTGAATTGTTTGAAGTGCCTGATTCTGCTTTATTGCGAAGCCCAACAGCTAGTCAGGGTGAAGGCGGAGCGTTAGGTGAAGCAGAAGCGCGTAAGCGTGGGAACACAGTTGGCATTAGAGATCAAGCAATGGACTTAGCTAAATTACAAGGATACAAAGTGAGTAGAGAAGCTGACAACTTGTTACCAACCCCAATCGTTAGAGATTACAAAGACGGCTCGGCTGCTCAATCTAGAAATGGCAAAGTCAGCACTGACACAGTAGCTAGAGCAATCTTCAACAGCGGTGAGGTTCTACTCGGCACACCAAGAACTAGCTCAGCCAACGGATCAACACCAAAGCAAGTAGCTGCTGGCGCACCTAAAGCAAGGTTAGAGGACCAAGTATTACTACCGACACCAACAGTTGCACAAGGTCGCAATGAAACATCAGGCAGACAAGAGGGATCAAAGCATCACTCAGGTACAACTTTGAATGATGTTGTTTATAAAACTGCTTGGGGTAAGTTCGAGCCAGCCATAAGACGCTGGGAATCTGTTATTGATAGACCAGCACCTGAGCCAACAAAGCCAGATGGCAAAGAAGGAAACCATAGACTGAGTTCAAAGTTTACCGAGTGGATGATGGGGCTACCTGACGGCTGGATAACAGACATCGGACTGAAGCGTAACGATGAACTAAAAGCCTGTGGCAATGGAGTAGTGCCTCAACAAGCTGAGCTAGCCCTAAGCTTGCTAGGCATCAAAGAAATACTAGAAAGAAGCTAATGCCAATCTACGACTATAAGTGCAACACCTGTGACCTAAAGATGACACTCATAAGGAAGATAAGCGAACCCACTCCGATTCCATTGTGCGCTAACTGTGTAAAAGACCTAGTTAGAGTTTATGACTCACCTGGACTCAGTTTCAAAGGCACAGGTTGGGCCGGCAAAGAAAATAAAAAATGAGGGGGGGGGGTATGCTCAAAGCATGTCCTACAAGAACTCAAAAAAAATCGGGGGGCCGTTATGCCTAAGATGCCCTGCCTAGTTTGCAAAAAACTAACAGACGGAAACTCAAGATGTGAAGCCCACCAGAAAATGTGGGATGACCAAGCCGAAGCTAAACGGCGAGCGCGTAAGCTAGCCACCGGTCAATATTCAGGTGACTACAAGGCAAGGGCAAGGATGGTCAGAGAGAACGCCTATGTCTGCCACCTGTGCAACGAAGGCCCTAAGCTCAATGACCCTTGGCAAGCTGACCACATCAACCCTGGTGACCCTTACAGCCCACTAGCTGCTGCCCATCGATCTTGTAATGCCAGACGAGGCAACAAACCAATCAAAGATTCGGTTGAAGACTGAGAAAGATTCCGATTCGGTTCGGTTCGGTTCAAAATTTCAAAGATTCGGTTCGAAAAAATTCGGTCAGATTCGGTTGGAAATTCTGACAGACTGACCCAAAAACACTGTCGAACACTTGTTTCGAACATCTGTTCGAAGGACCCTAATCGAACGCTTGTTCGAAGATCTTCAAGCGACACCCGCGCCCCGCTACTAGCAGGCCCCTAGGGAAACCCGCCCCCGAAACTTAGCCCCCGCCCGTGCCGTGTCATCGAATGAAGGGCCTAAACCCCCAAAAATTACGCCTAACTAAATGTGCGGCAGACACCTAGGGAACGCCAAAACCGCTATACCCCGCTTGAATGACCGAATTACCGCCCAAAGATCTTTACACCGCGCCCCTGGTTTAAGGGCCAAAACCCCGCCCCTGCCCCCGCCCCGTGAAGGCGCAACCGCCCTAAACACGCCAATAACCAAATTTGCCTAAAATTTGCCAAAATTACCCAAAATTTGCTAAATTCTAGATATGGCAAATTGCCAAATAAAGAAGGGGTAATAAATTGAATAATCTACACGAAACTACCGAACTAACCGAAGAACTAAACAAGCTACCTATTGTTAGGGCGGTTAGTTATGAATTTCCGGGTATGTGGGTAATCATCCTAAAAGATAACCGCATATTTGATATGGGCGATGTTAACGGCCCTTTTGGATGGAATGACATCGAATGTCAATTCTTAGGTGAAACCGAAGCAACCGAAGCTAAAGATATTGCCCGCGATTTTGCGGAATGGGTAAAGGGGTTACAAGCATGAACCCCTTTATTGGCAGACTAAACAAATTGCTTCTAAGGCTAACTATTATCTTGGGCTTTTATTTTGCCCTAATCATTACGCCAATAATTTTTGAAGGCGTGAATCTTCTAACCAAATAAACAAGAAGGGAACTAAAGATATGTATTACGCGGAATTAGATATTCGCAATTACACATTCCGAACTATTAGCAAAACCGAAGAAGAAGCCTTACAAGCTCTCAAAAAATTTTGGCTAAGTAAGCGTAAGCCTTGGGGCTTGACGCTTGAATGGCAACAAGTAGCGAATGACGGATACATAAGAATCTATGAACTTGAACTAAACAAAATAACCGAAGAATAAGAAGGGAACCAATAAATGAAGAAGCAAGTAAGAAGAAGCTATCTAGAAGAAGCTGGTTTAGATTTTGCCCGCGTCTATCCTGATGAACTAAACATAACCAAAGATCATTCTGGCGCTTATCTAGTGTCTGCCGTATTTGAAGGATACAGACACGCCTTGACCTATATGGGCTATACAAAAAAACAAGCGATACAAAAATACCTAGACACCTATAACAAGAAGGGAATATAAAGAATGAATGAAGCAACCTATAACCAAGAAGCAATGTATGACACCGACGCGTTAGCCAAATTATTTATTGGGCTACTGAAGAATGGATATCTAGCTATAAATATGAAGCTGGTTATCGATCTTATTGAACGCGATGTGCCAGACACTAGGCCGTGCGACACCTGCCAGGCCGTGCTACTTGACGCAGACACCTATAAAGAAGAATTAGGGTTTTGCGTTGAATGCCAACATGCTTACTTTGAAGAAGGGAACGGCAACTAATGACTAGCAATAAATTCTTTGAATTGTGCGACACCGCGCCAGACTATGCGGCAGATACCGCGAACTTGTTTAGCTGGTGTGAAGGGAACTACGCGTTTCCCGCCCCGTCGAGTCTGTATCTTGACTTAGTTGGTTGGAGTCAAGAAGAGCATGGTGAAAACCTAACTAGTCAAGCAATGCCAGATTTGGGCTATTTAGAGATTGATCTGTTAGCTAAGGCGCTAACGGAATATGCAACCCGCCCAAATGACGTTAGGCAATTTATAAATACCCTAATGAATAGCTATACCGAAGAAGAAGGGAACGATTAAGAATGTATGACCGAATAACAATTACCCCGCTAGTTGCTATTGGCGGGCAATGTAACTATTGCCATATAGATATAGATGAAACCGCAACAATTTACCAAGGCCGCAAATTCTTCTTTATTTGCGATGGATGCGGTCACGAATATGATCTAACGCTAGATGAATGGATGCAAGTAAATGTATAAAGAAGAACGCCTAACCATTAGGCAATTACAAGAGATACTGAAGCAATATGAACCGGATGCGCCAGTATTTTGGCAAATCTATACACACACTGAAGCCGCATTACCCGAAGAAGATTTTGGGGCGGTTGCTAGTTCGCTAATGAATGACCAAGAATTCTTGGAAGATCTACACGAACTAATAACCGAACGCGCTTACGACATACACACACAACTAAAAGAAGGGAACCAAAACTAATGGGGTATTACCTAGAAGGCAACGGCTACCAAGTAGACGGATCGCAATTCAAAATCTATTATCCAGGGCCAGAACTTGAAACCCTAGGCGGTTGCGCTAGTTGCAAAACTATGCAATCGCGCCTTGAGTCAAAAGCGCTTTGGGTTGATTTTGATAACACTGGTTATCTGATTGAAGTCTGCAAATTTTGCGCAGAAGATTATTACCCCGAAGCGGTGAAGATCAATGAACGCTAACCGGACACGCGCCATACTGGCGCAACAGAAGGCACGGGAACTAGCAACCCCTAAGCCGTTGCCCGAAGGCTTCACGCTGCCCGCGCTAACCCGCGATGAACGGAAGGCGATCTATGCCCCGCGCCCATCGAGTAGCGCCCCGCAACAATTACAAGGCCCGCAATGGGTAAGAGCGTGGCGAACTACTACACGCGCAACTTACGGCCTAACCGCATTACTAGCCGTATTATTTGGCGGGGTAATCGCTAAAGAGAGCAAGAAGGGAATAAAGCAATGAGTGACTACACGCTAACAACTAGCGCTAATGGTTTAGGTGTATGGCAATGTCAAATAACTTACCCATATCCAGGCTTAGGCAATAGTTATGAAGCGCTAAAGATTATCGAGCGTAGTCACATAAGCGCTAGAAGATCAATAAGAAGGGCAATACAAGAACGAAGCGCAACTAAAGTTAGGCGCTTACGCTACCGCGTGAAGGCTAACGATTATGACGCAATGAACCGGATACACGGCCTAACTATTGAAGAAGCATAACTAAACACCCAACACCGCTAACCCCTAGGCCTAACAGCTTAGGGGTTTAGCTTTACCCGAAGCGCCCCCGCCCCCCGTGCGGCACGGCTAGCCCGAAGCAATAACAACTAACTAAGTAAGCAACGGAATGCCCTAACCGCTACCCCCTAGCCCGTGCCAGCTTGACCGCTAAAGATCAACCCAAGAAGAAGAAGCTCGAAGCCCCTGCCCTAATGACTAAGGGCGTAAGGGATACCCCCCGCCTAACACGCCCCCGCCCCCCGCCTAGGCCCTAAGCCTTGACCTAATAAACCAATAGGCCTAAGCCCTTAGCCCTAGAAGGCCATAGAACGCTTATACAAGGCATTACCTAATAAACACGCAAAACACTAGGCCCCTATTCTGGCACGCCCTGCACGCGCCACACACAGCGCAACCGCAACCCAAAACCGCTACCCCCTAGGGACAGCCCCCAGGGTAGGGCAAATCCTCGACACGCCGAACGCACCGACACCCCGCCCCGCCACTTCTGTAAAGCTCCTAGGTTCAAAAGTTTTCTGATAGCCTTGAAAACAAAGGAAGGGATGCCCTATGCCAAACCCAGCCAAGCCGATTGAGCAAAAACGCTTACTAGGCAACCCTGGTCATCAGATTTTGCCGAAAGAAGGCGAATTGGCCTCAATCGCGCCTGGACAGCGCCAACCAGTCCGAGAACTCGGTCAAGACGGCTTACAGCTCTGGGATGATGTCTACAAATACGCCTTGCCTTGGATTGGTGCGATAGATGTCCACCTGCTCCAGATGACTTGCGAGCAATACGACAGACGGCGCGAGATTATGGAACGCTTGCAGCACGACTACGACTGGCACTTATACAAACAACTCAATGACTTAGAAAGCATCATCTCGTCAAACATCAATAAGCTCGGCTTTTCACCAGAGGCTAGATCAAGACTCGGTTTAGCCGAAGTCAAGCGAGAGTCAAAGCTAGAAGAACTATTTGCCAGAAGGACAAAGCGTGAGCTTGAAAAGCGTCAGTAACTGGCCCCCACTTTGGCTAACACCCATGACTCAGGCTGAATTAGACAACGGCGAGGGAGAAGATGTCATTGACTTTGCCGAAGCCTTTGGAATTATTACAAAAGACTCGGTTGCGGGCAAAGCAGGTACGCCTATGGAACTTAGACCTTGGCAGACAGAGCTTTTGCGCCATTTATTCGCTCACGATGACAAAGGGCTAAAAAACAGAGTTTCTTATGTCGGGGTTCCAAGGAAAAATGGCAAAAGCTCACTTATGTCGGTTGTTGCCGCCTATGGGCTTGTTGGCTCAGGAATTAGAGGTGCAGAAGTCTATTCTTGTGCTGCTGACAAGGATCAGGCTCGCCTAGTATTCGGTGATACCAAGAAATTGATAGAAGCAAGCGAATTATCAGAAATCTGTAAAATTTACCGAGATGCGATTGAGGTTCCAAGTACCGGTTCGGTTTACCGAGTGCTGTCAGCCGAGGCTTTTTCCAAAGAGGGCTTATCGCCAACTCTCACTGTTTTTGATGAGGCTCACGCCCAGCCCAATAGGGCGCTCTGGGATGTTATGCAACTTGCCCAAGGTGCGCGAGGCAACCTTGCCACGATGATTGCCATTACAACCGCTGGCGTAAAGTCGGACAGCACAGGCGGGGACTCAATCGCTTATGAGATGTATCAGTATGGTCAAAAAGTTACAAGAGGTGAAATAAAAGACCCAACTTTCTTTATGGCTTGGTGGGAAGCACCTCAAGACATGCCTTATGACGATCCTGCAACTTGGCAACTGTCTAACCCTGGCTTTGACGACATTTGCGCTCGGTCAGACTTTGAATCAGCAGTTTTGCGTACTCCAGAGTCAGAATTTAGGCGTAAAAGGGTAAATCAGTGGGTTTCATCAAAAGATAGCTGGTTACCCTCTGGCGCGTGGGAAAAACTGCAAGTTGACTCCGATTACAACGAAGATGACGAATTTATCATTGGTTTTGATGGTTCTTGGTCAAATGACTCGACAGCAGTGATTGGTGTTCGGTTACCAAGAGATGAGAACGATAAACCACACATCTTTACAATCGCTGTTTGGGAAAAGACTTCAGAAGATGACGCTAGCTGGCGTGTTCCGACACTAGAGGTCGAAGATGTCATCATTCAGTTCTGCACCAAATACAGAAATGTCCGAGAACTTGTGTTTGACCCCCCACGCTGGCAAAAGACGATGGTAATGCTTGAGGACATGGGTTTTCCAGTTGTAGCCTTTCCAACTTACTCAGCCGCTCGAATTGTTCCTGCTTGTCAAATCTTCTATGACGCTGTGACCGAGCAAACAATCACACATGACGGCAATCCGGTGCTAACAAGGCATTTAGACAACACAGTCGTCAAATCGGACAGACAGGGCAGAAGGATCACAAAAGAGTCTGCCAGCAGCCCAAGAAAGATTGACGCTGCTATTGCTGCTGTAATCGCTTTAGACAGGTGTATAAATAGCAGTAAACTAGAGGATGAACTAACACCGCAATTTTTCAATTAGGTTGGTAATGACAGCGACTATTCTCCAGGCGACAGGCATCCTGACAATCTCACTCGGTGCGGCCTTTATTTATCCACCAGCCGGCTTAGTTCTACTAGGAGCTGGACTTTTAGTATTCGGTATAGCCATTGAAAGAAGTAAGTAATGCTAGGTAACCTTTTCGAGCAACGTGCCGTCAGTTTTCAAACTATTTGGGGTGCAGGTGAGCCATTCGGTTTACAAAGCGAAGCTGGCGTAAATGTCACTACCAAAAAGTCTTTTGAGATTGTTGCTTTCTTTTCAGCAGTAAGTCTTATCTCTGACACCATTTCAACTTTGCCATGTGGGGCTTACCTAAGAGTCGGGCCAATCCGCCGACCCTTGAACCCCAGACCTGTTTGGTTAGATCAGCCTGACATTGACCTAAGCACAAGAGCAGCGTTCTTTCAGCAGGTCTTTTCAAGCTTGCTCGTACATGGCAATTCTTACACTCGCGTATTCCGCGATGCACAAGGACAAGTTGTAAACCTAGTAAACCTAAACCCTGAAAAGGTTGAAGTAGAACGCTCTAAGATTGGTCGAAAGGTTTACATCTATCAAGAGGAAAATAAACCACTTTCGGGTGACGAGATTATTCACATCGTTGACCTCATCCTGCCAGGCGACCTAAAAGGACTAAGCAGAGTAGAAACTCTAAAGCAGTCACTTGGTCTAAACATTGCACTAAGCGATTACGCAGCTAGGTTCTTCGGTACTGGTGCTTCTGCTGCTGGGGTTATTGAGTTTCCTGGCAACCTAACTTCAGAACAAGCCAAACAGCTTGCTGATGGTTTTGACGCTCGACACCGCAACGGAACTAGACGCGCACACAAGACAGGTGTTCTATCGGGGGGAGCTAAGTTTGTTTCTACACAACTTGACCCTGAATCATCACAGGCTTTGGAGTCACGCAAGTTTGCAGTAGAAGAAATTGCAAGAGCTTTCAATGTTCCACTACACCTTTTAGGCGTTCCTGGCACAGCTAGCTACGCATCAGTTGAACAAAACAACTTGCAGTTTGTTTCTATGACCCTTCGACCAATGGCCGAAAAGGTAGAAGCAGCTTTCTCACGCTTACTACCAGGCGATGCCTTTATCAAGTTTCAGTTCAACGATCTTCTCCGCGCTGACTTAGAAGCTCGTATTCGGTCATACTCGGTTGGAGCGCAAGCAGGTTTCTACTCGACTAACGACATTCGCAGACTAGAGGACATGCCACCGGTAGATCAAGGTGACCAGTACCGAGTGCCACTAGCCAACATTGCTTTGGCTGACACTGAAACCATTACTAACGAAAAGAAGATTTACATGGTTTCTCAGTTGGTCCAGTCAGGATTCTTGCCAAGCGAAGTTCTAGCCGCTCTTGGTCTTCCAGAGATTGCACACACTGGCTTGCCTTCGGTACAGCTACAAGGTGTCGCTCAAGTCAACCCTGACGACCCGCAAGCTGTTTACGAGGTCTAGGCATGGTTCTTACTAGCCTTATAGCAATCGGAACAACTAGACAGCAGATAGTTGGCCCAGCTATTCAACGACAGGTTGTTCACTTGCACAATCAAATGAAGTCAGGAGCGCACTACATTCACATTGGCAATGAAACTGTAACCACTACAAATAGTATTCACCTAGACCCAGCAGAATCAAAGGTCATAACCTTAGAGCCTTTAGATGGTCTTTGGGCGATTGCCACTGCTGCTAACCAAGATTTAGGAATTTTCATAGTTAGGCAAAGCCAATAATGCCTTACTACATCACAGACAAAAACGCAGAGTGTTCCAACTGGGCTGTTGAAAAGCAAGATGGCGAACTTATTGCTTGTCACGATACAAAAGAATCAGCCATTGACCAAGCAGTAGCTATAAGCATTGCTGAAGAAACTGAGTTTGTCGGCGAAAGAGCAGCAATCGGTTCACTAGCTATTGGTGACTTTGTTTCTTGGTCGCCACTCGACCCAAGAGTTGCTTCACAGATTGAAATGGTTGAAGGTCAGTTTGCTATCGTTCGACTGTTTGAATACGAGGATGGCATTTTTGAGCCAACCGACAAGATGATGGTCATAAATGTTTTCCAGTTGGAAAAGATACCTACCCCAAAGATGATTGCTGTCGAGATGGAGCAGGTCGAGGAGATGCACGAGCCTCATGACCCTAACCTGCCAGACAATTACAGACCAGCTTTATCTGACGATGTTCCAGAGGGCAGGGCTTGTGGCAACTGTTTCTTCTATGACGAGTCAAGAGTAAACGCTGAAGGTAACCAAGCTTGGTGTGAGCGTTGGGATGCTTTTGTTGAAGGTAGTTATTACTGCAACGCTTGGCAAGCAGACCAAGAGGGAAGGGACATTGACCAAAACGCCCCCGCCTACATGAGAGCAGCAGCTCGCAGAGGCCTTGAGTATTACGAAGAAGGTCTTGCTGGTGATGGCGTAACACCTGGCACTATCCGCGAGGCTAGAGAAATGGCTGAGGGTCAAGTATCTGATGACAAGTGGGTTCGTTTAGCTGCTTGGATTGCTCGTCACCTAGTTGATCTTGACTCACCAGACGCAAATCCAGACTCTGACAACTATCCATCTGCCGGTGTGGTCGCACATTTGCTTTGGGGATCAGGGCCAAGCAAGCGAGCAGCGCAACGGACTAAAGACTACGCTGATTCGGTTGTTGCTAGAATCAGAGCAGAGGAAACTAACAGTATGGACAAGAAAAACAAGTGGCTTGATGTAGCTAGAGCAATCCAGCTAAAGATTGACGGCTTACAGGCTCAGTCAAAAGAGCCAGAGGTAAGAACCAACAGCGTTGACTTTGAAGTCAGAGCTGAGGGT